GCGGGGGGGGCGGGGGCGCTGGAGGCTTTAGAACGGGTACAGGTCTATCGACTCCTGCTGGAACCTACACCATCACGATAGGATTGGCTGGAGCCGCTGGTTCTGGGGGCAACCAACGGGGCGGTAATGGGGGCACGTCTTCTATTGCAGGACCCGCACCATTTACAACTATCACATCAGCTGGTGGCGGTGGTGGTGGTGGAACCAGTACCGACAATGCAGGTTTAAACGGTGGATCTGGAGGCGGAGGCGGAAATCAAGGTGGCTCCGGTCCTAAAGGACTTGGTAATACACCAAGCGCACCTTCAGCCGGAGGCAATGGCGCACCAGCAGTGGCGTATCAAGGATTTGATGGTGGGAATGCCGGCGGATCTGCTCCTAATTACGGTTCTGGCGGCGGGGGCGGCGCGGGCGGAGCTGGAAGTGTCGGCACAAGCACTTCTGGTGGTAACGGTGGTCTAGCTCAAGTTTCAACGATCACCGGATCGTCGGTCTACTACGCTGGGGGCGGCGGCGGCGGTAGCTATGGTGGCGGAACTGTTGGCAGAGGTGGTGGTTCTGCGCCAAATGATCCCGGGGGCGGTGGAAACGGAGGAACTACACCATCTCCCTCATCAACTGCTGGACTTCCCAATACTGGCGGGGGGGGCGGCGGTCAACAACAAGCTGATGGCAAGGCAGGCGGCTCCGGCATTGTAATCATCAAAGTGAATTATTAAAATGCAACGCATAACAGACTCAAAAATGTATCGGTTAGTCGGCCTCGACGCGGCAATGTATTTGCTTCGCCCCGGTGCCAAGTGGGAAATCACAAATAATCAATTTACGCGGTGGGATGACCCGCGTCCATGCCCCTCAATAGAAGAGGTGCACTGGGTAATAAACAAGATCAAGGAGTTTGAGGATTCCATCCCCACGATTTGGCTGGATAAGGATTTGGAAAAGTTTACAAGCGAACGCAAGATGATCGAGGAGGCGATGGGCGTATGAATTTGCACGGCCTATTTGCGCAGCCGGTCGGCTTTTTTGACCTGAGGCGGCCGCTTTCTGATGACGAGCGGTTCTTCCTCATGGAGCTCGAACAGCGTCCCAACATGGGAAATCGCACAAGCACTAACAACTTCATTTTGCGCGACAACGTGATGACCAGCTTGCGCAGCTGGATCGAGGATTCGGTGACTGAGTATTTCAAGGCCACCAGTAACCCCAAGCATGACGTGCATTTGCGCGTGACGCAGTCTTGGGTGAACTACTCGGAGCCCGGCCAGTATCACCACAAACACGCGCATCCGAATTCGTTTGTCTCGGGCGTGTTCTATGTGAACACCAACCCCGGCGACAAGATCTACTTTTATCGGGATGGATTCCAGCAGATCAAGTTTCCTCCTTCTGAGTGGAATGCTTGGAATTCCGAGTCGTGGTGGTTTGAGGCCATCACTGGCCGGCTGATTCTTTTTCCCTCAAACCTCACGCACATGGTGCCGACTGTTGAGGGCGATGATTTGCGCGTCAGCCTTTCGTTTAACACCTTTCCCGCTGGCGTCGTCGGTGAGGAGATGGATCTAACTGGTTTGAAGTTGGAGGCTTGATATGGCGCACTTTGTGAAAATCGATGAAAACAATCTTGTTGTTCAAGGCGTGGTCGTTAACAACAAGGACACCGCAGATGAAAACGGCGTTGAGCAAGAAAGCATTGGCGCGGCGTTTCTTCAGCAGTTGCTTGGCGGCACTTGGAAGCAAACCAGTTACAACGCTCGCATTCGCAAGAACTACGCGGGAATCGGCTACACCTACGACGCCGCGCGCGACGCGTTTATCCCGCCCAAGCCTAGCGACGATGCAACGCTCGATGAAGCGACATGCCAGTGGATTGTTCCAAGTCTAGGGGCTGATTCGGTATGACTACCAAGATCACATCCGCAAACATCACGCAGTCAGGCACATCTGGTATATCCAGTGTGGCGTGGCAGGCCGTGCAGACCACGGGGTTTACGGCTGTGGCTGGCAGGGCTTATCCGTGTAATACGACTTCCGCAGCATTTACCGTCACGCTACCTGCTAGTCCAGCGGCAGGGAATGTCATTACGCTGACAGATTATGCGGGGACATTTGGGACTAACAACCTGACGATTGCAAGAAACGGAAATCTAATAAACGGGGCTACCTCAAATGTTGTATTAAACGTCAACAGAGCTTCAGCTCAACTTGTTTACGTTGATGCCACTCAAGGATGGGTTGCTTACTCTGGATGGGCTGCTACGAGCCTACCTAATCCTACGGTTTCAGTAGAATATTTAGTAGTTGCCGGTGGTGGTGGGGGTGGTGGTTATAGTGCTGGTGGTGGGGGTGCTGGTGGGTATAAAGCTTCAACTCTAACTGTAAATTTATCAACCGCGTTGTCAATAATTATTGGTGGTCCAGGCGCTGGAGGAGCGGCAGGAAGTTTGCCGCAATCAACAAACGGCTCAGACTCTACCTTTTCCACCATTACATCAACCGGTGGCGGTGGGGGTGGCGGTTATACAGGTGGTTTCTATAATGGGAAAAATGGCGGGTCTGGTGGCGGCGCAGCTTATGCAGCAAGTTCAAAAGGATTCGGAACTGCTGGACAGGGTAATGATGGTGGAAATGGTGGTGGTTCTGGCGATGCCGCTGGCGGTGGCGGTGGTAGCGGTGGCCCCGGTGGCAACGCTGGAAGTGGGACTGGCGGTAGCGGCGGACTGGGTACTCAAAATCCTATTAGTGGATCATCACTTTTTTATGCGGCTGGTGGCGGTGGCGGAGTTTTAAGTGGAACTGGCGGTAGCGGTGGTAGTAGTATTGGTGGCAATGGTGGGGCAAATGCAAATGGTTCAAACGCTCCAACAGCAAATAGAGGGTCTGGTGGTGGCGGAGGAGGCGGCACAAGTGGCGCTGGTGGCAATGGTAGTTCTGGTGTTGTCATATTAAAAATACCAAATACAAATACCGCCACATTTTCGGGTGGCGTTACATCAAGCCTTTCAACGGCTGTTGCTGGGTACAAAATTTACACCGTGACTGCAACATCAACGACCTCAGAAACGGTCACATTTAGCTGAGGAAAAAGATGCCATATTTTGCAAAAGTTGATAACTTACAAACCGTTGTGTTTATCACTTCTGGGCGGCAGGAGGATGACGGCAAAGAACTTGAGCTTTGCGCCAGAACGGGTGACACCTACAGGCAAACGTCTTACAACACCCGTGGCGGGGTTCACTACGACCCTGATACGGGCCTGCCATCAGCGGATCAATCTAAGGCTTTCCGTAAAAACTTTGCAGGCATTGGCTACACCTACGATCCCGTTCGTGACGCGTTTATCCCACCAAAACCAACACCAGACGCTGTACTTGATGAAGCAACTTGTCAGTGGATAGTGCCCGTGGTTGATGTTGTAGCTGCTGACTCCATCGGTGCTGATTCTGTTTAAATGGACAAAACATGCCTTACAGCTCGCCTAACGGCAACAATACATTACATATCTTATTGACCAGATCAATCCTAAAACTATTTTAGATATTGGTGCTGGCAGCGGAACCTACGCCAAGTTAAAAAAGCCTGGACAATATTGGAAGGGCATAGAGATCTGGAATCCAAACATTGAGCAATTTAGGCTTAAGGATTTCTACGACGAAATTATTTGTGCTGATGCTCGGCAAATAGACTTAGGCAAACATGACCTAATCATACTTGGCGATGTGCTTGAGCATATGTCGAAAGAAGATGCCTGCGATTTATTAGACAAGTGCAAACAATCTAAATTTGTGATTGTTAGCATCCCTCTTGGTCACTATCCACAAGATGAATACCAAGGCAATCCTTACGAAAAGCATGTGACAGACAATTGGTCTCGTGAAGAATTTATTCAGACTTTTGGCGAACCCTGGAAAGAGCATCAAGAAAACGAGATCGGTGTATTTGTGTACCGCAACCTGAAGATTTGCGTATACGCAATATCAAAAAACGAAGAGCAGTTTGTAAAAAGATTCTGTGATTCTGCTAAAGACGCAGACCTGATCCTGATTGCTGACACAGGATCAACCGACAACACTGCTAGCCTAGCAAGAGAATGCGGGGCTACGGTCTACGATATATCTGTTAAGCCCTGGCGATTTGATATGGCGCGAGACACTGCGCTATGCCTTATTCCCGGCGACTATGATGTTTGTGTTTCCCTGGACCTTGACGAGGTTCTAGAACCCGGTTGGCGCGAGGAAATAGAGCGCGTATGGCAACCTGAAACAACTAGACTCCGGTACAAGTTCGACTGGGGTCAAAACATTCTGTTCTACTACGAGAAGATTCATCATCGAGTTGGTTACCACTGGCATCACCCGGTCCATGAATATCCTAGGCCGGATCAACGCACAACAGAGATTTACGCGCACACCGACAAGCTATTAGTTTCCCATCACCCAGATCCAACTAAGAGCCGTGGTCAGTATCTTGACCTGCTTAGGATGGCGGTAAAAGAAGATCCCAAATGCCCGCGTAACGCTTTTTACTTTGCTCGCGAGCTTACGTTCTATCACCTCTGGGATGAAGCGATAACCGCACTTAATACCTATCTTGATATGCCAGAGGCAACATGGGCAAATGAGCGGTGCTATGCGATGCGGTTACTAGGCAAAGCCTATGACCATAAACAGAATCCCTGGGAGGCTCTTAAGTGGTACAGAATGGCTATAGCCGAGGCTCCGGGAACGCGTGAGCCGTGGGTAGATGCGGCGATGTCCTTCTATATGAAATCGATGTGGAAAGAATGTTTCCACGCGGCTACAATGGCATTAGAGATCAAAGATAAGCAACTGGTTTACACATGCGACCCCGAAGTCTGGGGTGCAAAACCTCACGATCTCGCAGCGGTAGCGGCTCATCATCTGGGCTTAAAAGACGAAGCTATAAGACACGGTGTGGCGGCGGTAGATCTATCGCCAGATGACGAACGACTCGTTAGGAACCTTCACTATTATGGACTCGCAAACGCTGCTTAACATCGCTTTTGGTGCTATTTCAGCTCTTTTTGGCTGGATCTTTCGGATCATTTGGGAAGCCGTGAAAGAAATGCAGCGTGACCTGCGAGACTTGGAAAAAGATTTGCCGCACAGTTACGCGTTGAAAAAAGACTATGAGGCAGACATACATGAAATCAAAGTAATGCTTGGCAAGATCTTCGACAAACTCGACAGCAAGCAAGACAAATGAATTGGTCGGACGTTCTAAAGGCAGTTATACCCGTTATTGTTGCCTCGCTTGCATGGCTACTAGGTCAGGTTGCAGACTTCTCGACGCGGCTAACAAAGATTGAGGGATCTATGCCGGCGCTCATCACGAAAGAAGGTGTGCCGACTGACAGCCCGATTAGCGCAGAAAAACGGGCGATGCAGAAAGAGCAACTCATGCAGCACATCAACGAGCTGCAAGTCAAAGTCAGGCTGTTAGAAGAGCGCGAGAGGCTAACCAAGAAATGATGACCTTACTTTCGTCGCTTCTTTCCTTCCTAGCCGGCGGTGTCCCGAGGCTGCTCGACATCTGGCAGGACTCCAAAGACAAAGCGCACGAATTACAGTTAGCTCAGATGCAGATCCAGCGCGAGCTAGAGATGGCAAAAGAGGGCTTTGCAGCTCAGCAGCGGGTCGAGGAAATCCGAACGGAGCAGGTACAGATCCAGAGTCAGACCGAAGAAATGAAAGCGCTTTACGCTCACGATATAGCCCTTGGCGAGGGTGTGTCTCAGTGGGTAAAGAACCTTCGCGCTCTTGTTAGGCCCGTGATTACTTATGGCATGTTTGCGCTGCTGGTCTTTGTTGATGTCGCAGGATTTTGGTATGCCTGGACAATGAACGTACCGTTCGATCAAATGCTGAATCAGCTCTGGGATGATGAGACGCAGCAGATCTGGGCTGCAATCATTGCATTCCACTTTGGAAGCCGAGCATTTGCAAAGTAAGACTCTTGAGATGCTCAAGCATCATGAGGGCGTAAGGCTCAAACCTTACCGCTGTCCTGCGAGACTGTGGACAATTGGCGTAGGCCACGTTATCGACCCATCACATACAAGGGTGAAGTTTGAAGAGAGACTCTCTTTACCGATCCCGACCGGATGGGACAGAACGCTCACAATGGCAGAAGTCGATGAGATTCTTGCGTCTGATCTTCAAAAATTTGAGGCTGGAGTACGCAGACTATGTCCTCTTGCTCTTACTCCTAATCGCCTTGATGCACTCACCAGCTTTGGGTTTAATGTTGGACTAGGTAATTTACAAAGATCTACGATCCGAATGCGGCACAACCGGGTTGACTACGTTGGAGCCGCGCAAGCCTTTATGATGTGGACAAAGGCTGCTGGCAAAGAGTTGCCGGGATTGGTAAAGCGTAGGCGCGATGAGTCTATGCTTTATTTAGCCGGATGAGAGCGTCTTTCACCATCTGGCCGACGCTCTCTCCGTGATGTTTGGCTATCTGCTCGATCAGCGGAAGCCGCCGAGTCTTAGGCTTCGATAAAAGCCAGTGAGCCCAATCCTCGACGACAAGCGGCATAACCTTTTCGTAAGCTGCCGAAATTTCCTGTCGATCACTGCTCTTCACTTCCTTGATGATCGAAAGCCAGTTCTCCGAGGCTCCAGGCTCGAAATGCTTTATGTTTTTCGATGGTGTCCTCGCACTCTGTTGAGGGCGGCTTCCAGCTGTACTGCCGCCAGATTTCCTCGACTGGCTTGAACGTCCTGGGGGTTCTTTGCTCTGCAATTAACTCTCTCCAGCTCATGCTAATTTCCTTTGCATTGTGTCAACTTCCGTTAAAAAAGTCATTACATCTTGTTCTAAATCTTTAATGTCTTTGGGATCTGGTTGAAACCTAACCACAAACAACTGAAGATGCTCAGGCAACCGTGGGTCAAACGATACAAAATCGACCCACTTCCTACCCGTACAGGCAAGCTGAGCAAGCATCTGGTGTTTGTGCTCAGACGGAACGGTTCCCTTCATCATCCAATTTAAGTGCGTGGATGTCTTGGGGCATTTGATTTCTAAAAGACCTTCCTCAGCGACCAGACCGTCAGGAGACGCTGCAAACGAATCAATCGTAGGATGATTGACGATGGCGACCTGCTCCACCCAAACACCCTTTTTAATCTCATACGCAGCCCTTGCAAGCGGTTCATTTTGCGTCCCCCATTCCATGTAGGCATTAGAAAATGATTCGGTTGGAGAGCCTGTAAGACGCTCTGTAATGATGTCGGCTAGGTAGTTGGCTCGCGCTGCGGTTCCGGGCTTAGCACGAGCATCCGATACTCTAGATGCCGTGACCTTACCAAGCCGAGCAAGTTTCCATTCCTCGGTGCCCTGCTCCATCAGAACGGAACGTCTTCGTCGTTGTCGATCTCGGCTTTGGGTCTGCCGCTCAACATTTGCATTTGGTCGGCAACGATCTCGGTTGTGTATTTATCGTTACCGTTTTTGTCTGTCCACTTTCGGGTTTCTATACGACCCTCGACGTAAACCTGTGAGCCTTTCTTCACGTACTTATCGACGATCTCGCCTAGTTTTCCCCAAAAAACAATGCGATGCCATTCTGTTTTTTCCTGGCGGCTACCGTCCTGTTGCTTCCAGGAATGTTTGGTTGCCAGCGTCAAAGTGCAAACAGCGACTCCTGCGTCCGTGTATTTGATCTCTGGATCTTTTCCTGCGTTACCGATGATGATCGCTTTATTTACTGAACCCATATTTTGCCTCTTTCAAATAAGAACCCGATTGTTTTGCGGTGGGCTTCTTCCCACATCGCTTCTTTTTCCTGCTTATTCATACGATGCCCTTGGTCTATAGCCATGTGGCATCTGTAGCACAAGGCGGCTATCCTGTAATCGTGAGCCTTAATTCCTTTACCTTTCCCGTCACGAAGTTGGTTACTATGTGCTGCGACAACAGTGCCATCTTCCGCGCCGCACAAAACACACTCAAACTCACGAACGGTTTCTAGTAGTTTCTGGTTTCTATACATCATTGGGTGTTCCTAATCTCTGCTCTGGCGTTTGCTTGCTCTGAGCGCCAAATTTCAATTCGCGCTTGAGCGGCAATAAGATCCCATCGTAACTTTTCTTCTATTGCCACGGCTATTTTTAAGCCCTCTAGAAGCTCTAAATACTCTGGGTGAGCATACGCATCACGCTCTTGAGCCGAGATCGGCTGAGCGGTGTTTAGCTGCATTAGCAAGGCTTTCTTGCTCTTTCTAAACTCTTCCAAATACACGCGTTGAGCCCTAGCGTCTGCAAACTTTTCCGCATGTTTTAGGATGTAATCAACCGCGGCGTGAGGGTCTCTCATGAGCACCTCAATATTTCAACAGAAGAATTTGTGGTGCACGATTTATAAGATTGCTTTCCCCAGGTGCCTGACAAATAAGCAGTAATTGCACCAGATAAAGTTCTTGGATCAAAATTGTTAAAAGGGATAACAACAACGTCACCAATTTTTGCGTTAACCAAAAAAGGCTTGAAATAATTAGACATCAAACCCGGTTTGTATTTACGTTGTTTTTTAAATTTTGTTACGGATGATAGCTCGCCATAAGTTTTACCTTCTTCGTCAATTACAAAATATTTGCATCCAGATGCGTTAAGCAATCTTAACGCTTGATCTATAGCTAACGCTTTCACTGTGTTCATTATTTAATCCCTAATGATGACTTACGTTGATCCTTAGCAGCCACAATTGCTTTCTGTAATTCAGGATGTCCCTTGTATTCCGTATGTAATGCTTCGTAGACTTCCCTCAGCGTTTCTTTTGTGGCTCCGGCTATCAGCATGAGTTTGTCGGTGAATTCAGGCGTATGCGCTTTCACTTCGTGCGTAGTTGCGTCAGCGTCGTTGTCACCTTCTGTTGGGATGCAGAACGCTTGGAAGGCCGCGTACTTATAAGCTGCCGACATAGCTTTGTTAGTTGCTTTGTCACCGCTGTCCATTGCTTCACCAAAAGTCTTGACCGTGTGTTTGGTACCGTCATGGGATGAGACAAAATCGAACTCGACCTCAACCACGACATAAAACAGCGACGATCCGCTTTTGCCCATGCGCTCGCTAACTTCACGAGCAATTACTCTAGGCAGGATTACCAGACCGTGTTTACTGATGATTGGAGCAAGCGCGTTGTAGACATCATCTATCCCGCGAAACCCGTAGCCCTGCTGAGTGTTTTTGCGGTCTTTAGCGATACCTTGCTGGCACAGGTCAGCAGATACTTTTGCGATTAAGTTATAAACGTTCATATTCACCTCACGAACAGGAACAGCAGGAACCCGTAAAACATCCCTAACGCTACGAAAGCCATCCATTCAATTTTCCTCATGTAAAACTCCGTTAAGTAAGAGATTTCACTATAAAACAAGTATCTTAGACTTATGCACACGGGCAGACGAAAGGCAAAAACCAGCAGATGAGCGGCAAATCACCAACACAACGATCACTAGAAAAGCTCAGGTCTGAAGGCTATCTCTGCCAGATTGTCGAGCGCTGGAATCCTCATGCAAGGATCAGGCAGGACTTATTTGGCATAGGTGACATACTGGCTATTAGAGCCGGTGAGACGCTACTGGTACAGACTACAAGTCGAGGGAACGTTGCTGCGCGAGTGACCAAGATACAAGAATCCGAGCATCTGTCTACGATCCTGGCGGCAGGCTGGAAGATCACCGTTCACGGATGGGGAAAGCTAAAGGCAGGATGGACTTGCAAGATTGTGGATTTCTAATACAATAAAAGGGTCGGTGTGGCAACCGGCAGAGCTGAGTACAACCCCAGAGTATTTAGGTGGGGCTTGTGTGGTCACAAGGTCTTACTCAGCAGACTGCGTGATTGCCCAACGCCAAAGGGCCTTGCCCCTCCTAAGTGTTCTGGGGTTTTTCTTTTGGTGCCGACCGTACTCCGAGCGTTATCAAGATCCTGCATGGGATGCGCGGAAGAAAACACCGGCTGGCGAAACACCCCGTTTCATGCCGATCCAGACTGTCAGTGAGGTACTGGACAAAGCCTCTTGTACATGGGTGGGACAAGCAAGAGGTGGAGAGAATCGCTGGCTTAGGCTGTACTAGGCAGGGAACATCCAGAAGCGACCCCTGCTGGGTAAGGTGAGTGCTACCACCCTTGGGGGAACTATGCCCAAAACTAAAGAAATACGCTTATCTGCTGAAACCAACCATTTATCAGCCCAAGAAACAAAACCAAACACTGCTCCTAAATTCCGATCTAGACTTTCCCTGTCGCAACTAACAGGAGAAATAAATTGGAAGGCTTCGAGGAGTTCTGGCAACAGTACCCACGAAAGGTAGCCAAGAGAGCAGCGCAAAAGGCTTGGCTAAAGATGAGTCATCAAGAGCGGCAAGATGCAATACAAGCAGTCAAGAATCACAAGCGGTACTGGACAATTAAATCGACTGCAAGTGAATTCATGCCACATCCCGCTACATGGCTAAATCAAGCACGATGGGAAGATGAGCTAGACATGACCCACCACGAAAAAGCAGTTAACTGGTGGGCAACAGAAAAAGGGACCGCTGAAATGGCGGAAAAGATTGGATGTCCCGCAAGGCCGGGAGAGGATTGGAACCAATGGAAAACACGAATCTCGGAAAAGCTAAAGAGCGCATAGACCAAACCATCAAGAAAGCGGTAAAGGCTGGCAAATGGCCGTTTCCTGCGTTTGTGGGTAACAAATGGGTCAAGCCAAAAAAGATTAAGCCTGAGCCTATTCCTTTTGAACCAGCGCTGTGGTGACTTATGACTAAGAACGAAGAACGTTTATGGGATTGCTGGAAAGAATTCGTTAGCACTTACGAAGGTTCTGGATTTAGCTATCAATTCATCAAGCAATCTGAGTCTGTTGCTCCAGTAAGAAATGTCATGCGTCTTACGGTTCCGATTAGACCGCTTGCTACGCCTTTCATTTACATGAAAGTGCAAAAGGAATTTGAGCAATGGTTAAAAGACAAACACAACTGGAAAATCAAGCTGTACTTCCATGTTGTCGTTTGGAATGAATCGATAGGCGAACTTGAAATGTTGGTGTCCGAGGCAAGAAGTGTACTTGCCGAAAAAATGAACTGAGGAAACTATGAAAGAACATCACGAACTTGTAAAACAGCTTGCAAAGCCTGGGGAAGAGATCATTGACGATCTGACTCCAACTCAGGCATTTGTCCTGCACATGGCTATAGGTGTGTCTGGTGAAGCTGGTGAACTCTTGGACGCAATCAAGAAGTTTGCGATCTATCAAAAGCCTTTAGACCTGGAGAACGTTGTCGAAGAGCTAGGAGACATCGAGTTCTATCTGCAAGGCATTCGGCAAGCATTCTGCATCGACAGGGAATACGTTCTGCAACAGAACATAGAAAAGCTGAGGAAGCGTTACGGAAAGACGTATACCAATGCAGCGGCAATAGCGAGGGCAGATAAATGAAAGATTTTGATATGTGGCTACGCATGTTTGCTTTGCTCGGCCTCGGTATTTCGATGGCTATGGCAGCAGGCGGATGGTTTGCTATATCGGCCATATGTGCTGCGATATTTCTTGAACCTTATAAGTGGTGGCAGTGATGAGCAAAGAAGCTATGCAGATTGCTTTAGATGCGCTGGAAGCTAATTTAGGCAATTGGGCGGCAAAAACAAAAGCCGTTGAGGTATTGCGCCAAGCATTGGAGCCTGAGCAGGAGCCGGTGGCGTGGCGTACATTTGATGGTGAGGGTGGTTACGACTACCGCAGTTATGAGATGAATGAGAACTACGACAAAGAGTGGGCCGAGAGAAATCCAAACCATGCCCACTGGGTGGAGCCGCTATACACCTCACCACAGAAGCAATGGGTTGGGCTGACGGATGAGGAGATACATGACTTGATTTATGTATCTCAAAAAATCGACGAAGGTAATGCGGCGTGGTTTGATCGCTGTGGTTTTGCCCGTGCCGTTGAGCAAGCCTTGAAGGAGAAGAACTATGGCTAAAACAAAATACGCATTCCCACATGACGTAGGACACCTACATGAGCCAAACACAGCAGGTATGCAGCTCAGGGATTACTTCGCCGCGGCTGTAATCACCGGCATATTTTCAGGCAAGTGGGGCCAGGTGCCCAGTCAAAAGCCAGAGGTTGCCTTTGCAGACATTGCATACCTTGTGGCGGACGAGATGATTAAACGGAGGGAGCGATGAACCATGACCGATGGTTATACGAAGCGATCCTCGCAGCAGAGGACGTTATGTTCTGGGTTCAGCGTTACATTCAGGACCCTCGCCCAGACATCCTACAACTTTTGCTCGCGGCTATGGAGAAGTTTGAAGAGAGTAAGCCATGAACATCACTAACAAATACAACCTGCCCGATGTTCTGCTGCGCTTTGCACGCAACAAGAACTACTCCAAAGGTGACGCCAAGCTATCTGTCACAGAACTCATTGACAGCCCACGGGTCGTAGCACTTAAGCACAAGCACTTCGATGAGATGGAACAAGACGTATCCGATACCGTCTTCAGTCTATTTGGTACAGCCGTCCATCACATCCTCGATAAGTTCTCAGAAGAAGACGTGATCACTGAGCAGCGGTACTTCAAAGAGATTAATGGCTGGAAGATCTCCGGTGCGATTGATCGCCAGGTTGTCACGCCCCATGGTCGCATCATCGAGGACTGGAAAGTTACGAGCAGTTTTGCAGTCATGCAAGGTAAGATCGAATGGGAATACCAGCTGAACTGCTATGCCTATCTTGCCCGTGCCCATGGCCATAACGTCGTAGGCCTGAAGATCAATGCGATCGTAAGAGACTGGGCTCGCAGAAACGTAGGCCGCCAAGCCGATTACCCAGAAGCACCGATCGTACAGATTGATGTACCCCTGTGGACCTTTGAAGAGCAAGAAGCTTTTATCAAAAGCCGCATCGCACTTCATGCCGCGACGGTCATGGATGATCCGCCACTTTGTACGCCAGACGAACGATGGGCCAAGCCTGAAACATGGGCCATCATGAAGCCGGGAGCCAAGCGAGCACTGAAGGTATTCCTGCTAGAGCAAGAAGCAAATGATGCAGTGAAGCCAGGACAGGAAGTCGTTCACCGTCCTGGGGCGAATACAAGATGTACAAGTTTTTGTGATGTAAGGCAGTACTGTGATTTCGGTAGACAACTAGGAGAAGCAATTGAAGCAGATAGCAACAGCATTGGTTAAAGCGCAAAAGGAATTTGGACCTGCGCTTAAGACCAGCACCAATCCTCATTTCAGGTCTAAGTACGCAGACCTTGCCGCGTGCGTCGAGGCGGTCATCGATGCGCTCAACAACAACGGTATCTACCTTATGCAGATGACGCATGAGACACCTGACGGCGCCATGGCAGAGACAGTGTTTCTCCACGAAAGCGGCGAGATGTTGTCAGCAGGGAAGCTATTCTTTCCAGCCAGCAAGCATGATGCTCAGGGGTATGCCAGTTCGCTTTCGTACGTGCGTCGGTACTCACTCATGGCAGCTTGCGGTATTGCACCAGAAGATGATGACGGTAACGCAGCGTCCAAGCCTGCGCCTAAGCCCGTGCCAAAAGTAGAGCCCAAGGTAGAAGCTAAACCTGAACCAAAGCCGGTTCAAACGAATGAAGGCGTAGCTAACTTCGCCATGAGCATGTTCATCGAGTTCCTGCCCTCGGCTAAAACAGAGGCTGAACTAAACGCATTTTGGAAAGAAAACAAAGAAGCAGTAGCAAAGATCAAGGCCCACGATGAGTCGATGTACGTGGACCTATTAGGCAAGTTCAAAGCACGTAAGGATGAGATCAATGGAACGAAATAATTACCCTGACAACGGAAATCTTTTTTCACCAAAATTTAAGTCAGATCGAAGCCCTGACTTCAGCGGCAACGTACCCCTGTCGCCAGCGATATGTGCGTACATCATGAAAAAAGTTAAAGATGGTGAAACGCCACTTATACAAGTTTCTATATGGGAAAAGCATGGCCCATCCGCTGGTAAATTCTACGGAGCAAATATCAAGGAAGGTTGGGTTAGGGACGCCCAGCCCAAGCCAGAAGAGGATGATCTTTCGGACGTACCTTTCTGATCATGAAGAAGATCAGAAGGCGGCGGCCAATAAAGCGCAAGAGCTACAGACTTACCGAACAAGATAGGGATCAGTTAACCCTCATGTATTTCAAGGGATACCATCCCATAGAAATGGCAGAGGCTTTGAAGATCTCTGACAAGACGGCTTATAAGTTCTGCTCTGATCGGTTCTCTCCCGTCAATAGCGGATGGACTAAGGGTGCCCCTTCATATCAGGAACGCATCGAGATACTAGGACTGCACTACGCAGGCGACAGGATTGATGAGATAGCAGATGCTTTTAAACGGCCTTTGTGGGTTATCAATCGCATCGTAAATCCCAAGCCCGCAGGTATTGCAGCGATTGAGGGAGCACCGGTTGATGCCAAGCCTGGAGAGATCTTTGTCGTTCCGCCTCAACCCACCTTCCTTGAAAAGGTAGGCCAGTTCTTTAGGAGGCTCCTCGGTGGATCCCATTAACTTTGAATGCGTCAAGGTATCCCTGCGTCAAAACAAAGAAGGCTTCATGCTGACGCTGGCCATTCATCCAGATGATCTGAACCAAGACCTTGTGCGTGACTTTGTAGGATCACGTTACGCCGTGGCCATGGTTCGGATTGGTGAAGATGAGCAACCTTACGTCAGACCCAAGGTCAGTAGCTTTGTACAGACCGCAGGCATCCTGGCTAAAGATCCAGAGTTCCAGCGCTGGTGCGTGGATACTGGTTGGTGCTTCTCTCACTCAGAGGATGATGCCGCACGGGCTATATGTGAGGCGCTGAATATTGAGTCCCGATCAGAGCTTGCTTCCAATACAGAAGCGCAAAGCGCATTGATTGATTTGCGTAAGGAGTTTGAAGAATGGAAGCGAAGTACAAGCGAAAGCTAGTTCCTTACCAGGTCTACCTGCGGCCCGACCAAGTTGAGAAGCTACGCGAGAAACCGGGCATGGCCTCAGAGCTTGTAAGGCAGGCGATTGATACGATCGGTGAAGCCCCTCTTGATTATCATGAAGGCTACCGTCAGGGTTTCGTAAAGGCTCAGACGGTTATTACCAAATCCACCAAGGGGAATGCCATCACTGTATTTGGCAAGACCCTTAGTGATCTTATGTGCGATGAACTACAGGAACATATTGATGGATTATTCGGGCCACTTGATCAAAGCAGACCAACTGATGAATCGCGTGTATGACCTTTGCCAGAGTAATGACTACATGACCGCCATGGGCCTATGCCTTGAAGCTATTACAGAAATCAAAATGGCCTACAACGTGATGAATGATTACAGTCAACATAAGGACCAACTTATAGGTATATGGGAGAACAAATGAAATCATGTCCTCCATGCCACGGTTATTGCAACCAAGGTAGAAGCTGCCCCGCGGAAACTCATCCAGCCTACGACGCATGGGCTAAGTGGTACAAAGAGCTTAAAGTAGATATACAAGCCAACAGGTTTATGTTTTCACGCTCTTCTCACGGAAGAGCATTTCGCGCCGGCTATGACGCAGGAGTTGAAGATGTCAAGAAGGTCGTCCAAGGTGGTGAAGAATGGAAGCTTTGGGACACTGACCAAGCATGACTAGGAAAGCAGATAAAGCGCACATGGATCGCGTCGCCAGTATGGGGTGCATCCTCTGCAAACACCTAGACCTTGGGGAGACCCCGGCTCATATCCACCACATCAGAGAAGGCCAAGGTATGAGCCAGAGGGCTAGCAACTTTCTAGTAGTTCCTTTGTGCCCTGAGCACCATCAAGGAAACTCAGGCGTCCATGGCCTTGGCGAGAGAGGGTTCTATACCCGCTACAAGCTTAGCGAGTTAGACCTTCTTGCCATGACCATCGAGCGGTTCTACTCTTCATCTAAATAGGCTGTCTTCTCAAGCAAGTACTCTCGCTTGGGGCTCACGATAATCCCGCGCTCTGCCCTCGATGCGGCCTTCTCACGCTGAGCAAACGATCGACGGATTGTCTTGTCATCGATCGCCTCACTAGGATTGGCAGCATTGAACTTCACGATCTGATCACCAAGGTCTGCAAAGGCTTCATAGTCACCAGCCTGCTGTGCAAGCCATAACTTACCAAGCAGCCTTGTCCTGCGCATATCCAACGCCTTCTCAATACCCTTGATCTCGCCCATGGCCTCATACGATCTAGCCACATCCTGCGGTGTAAAGCCAACCGCTTGGGCAAAGATTCCAAAGAGCCCAACATCAGCAACGATCGGATCGCCACGCAAGGTAGTTGCACCTTCTGTAGAGAAACGATAAGCCTTGAAGAAGTCCTTAATGATGGGCGGCATCATGGCTTCCATACCGCGGGCGTAATGGCCTTCGTTGATCTTCTTGATCGCATCACCCGTGTTGACCACAATACCAACAGAAGGACCAAGCAAGTCAATCACCATGTTCTTGACCCATTCCTCCTCATCCTTGGCTGTTGCGTCATCCCTAAACCAAATGCCGTTTAAGCTGGTACGGCTGGCCAGGTCTATTTGCAGCAACTCTGACATGGGGCCGCGACTCATAGCCCTAGCAAAGTTGTCACCAAACAACTCGGCCATGGCAACCTTCATCTCTAGGCTGAAGTCATACGGCTCATCATCATCGCCCAAGAACATGTTCATCACACCTTCAATCACCCAGTACAAAGGCAGTCCTTCATACCCGGCAAAGAGTGCTGTCATGCCCATGATCCCAGTGAACTTCTTGCGGGCCTCTTTACGCAGCATAAGTGCGTCGTTGTAGACACGCTTAGCATCTGCACGCTCTTCCTCGCTAAGCCCTTTGTCTAAAGTCTTGAGCCTAAGAAGCTCTAAGTCTTTGTTGCTTAGGAAGGCTTTGTTGAACGTATCAACAAGCAAGTAAGTCATCTGCTGTGCGTAGTTCTTAAACTGCAATACCACCTGACCGATCGGCCCACGCATAAACCTTGGCTTGGTCTCAGATGCGTACTCAAAGTGAATCTGGTCTACAAGATCCCTTGCCAAACCAATGATCTCACCGTCACCGTACTTACGAACCCGGCCGGCTGCAACCTCTTGAGCGTTAATCTCTCTGGCTAAACGAATGGCAGCAAGTGCTGTAACTTGGCGGTTGAAAAGCTCGGCTTGGTTGAACATGTAGCCAAGCCCAAGCGATACCTTCTCAAAGATTCCAAGCCCCTTGGACTGCATGGCACCGCGGATACCCGAGGCATAGAGCGCACTGGGTCGCTCTGCAATACCAGCAAGCGATAGCGTCTGTGTACGGTTGATCGTACTTTCCAGAGCCTTCAGTGCATCAGCTTCAAAGGTCTTACCAGCCTTGCGTAACATACCCTCAAGGTCAAACTCCAAGAGCTTCGTGCGTGATGACATGAAGTCTTTTGATGCACCGGCTAGTGCAGAAGACGCCTTGGTAAATGAAACATTGAACTTACCTGCCAAAGTAGGCATACCAATGATCGGTGTCTGCGTTAAGTTGACCAGTGCCGATGCAGGGGCGGTCAGGTAGAACATAAACGCAAAGTTGCTGATCTTGGACCAGATAGGATTCTGCTTCTGGGGAGCACTGAACTCTGCGTGCTGCTGCTTTAGTTCGTTCAGATACCGGCCGCGAGCATTCCCACCCCGGGCATTGAAATACTTCTGCGCGTCACCAACGATCGCATCCAACGAACCACCATACTCAAGCCTAGCCAGATGGTAGGTGCTATGGAATACCGTCTCGGCAAAGGCACGCTTCATATCCATGCTAGCACCGCTTACCTTCTTGGCATGGATGAAGTGCTTATGCACAGACAGATCCGGCATGATGCTCAGATAGGCCTGGTAGATGTCGTCCTTGAGACGCGCCTTGGTATCCGTGGACACAAGATCGCCAACGTCTGTCTTATCGATCGCATCAAAGATGTCGTTCAAGAAAGCTGACTTGATGACGCCCTGAGAGAACAGCTCCTTGGAATCAACACCCGTTTTGAGGTTCTTTACCTTGCCGGACGCAATGTCCTTTTCAATGCTTTGTAGGTGAGCCCGTTGATCCGACTGAGATTCAAACATCTCATGGTAGGGGATCGTCTCACCGTTGGGCATCTTAATATCGTAGGCAACGAAGTAATCACCAAAGCGATTCAGCGGGAAGTAAGGACCGTCGTTTAAGAACTTCTCAAACTGCTTACGCAATCCAAGTAAATTAGCTTGACGCACAGGGCCGTCCGGCAGCGCAGTCATGAGCCGGCGCTCAATGATGTCCTTCTTGCGCAAGAGCTGTGCTTTGTAAAAGTCACGGATCTTGATGAATAGCTTCTCGCCTTCCGTACCTTTGATCATCTCCCAATTCTTGCGGAACGATTCCTTCTTGATCTTCTCCGCCTTGATGGGATCAGTAGGATCAATGCCAGACATCCTTGCGTCTAGCATCACTTCATCCAGCGCCTTGCCAAGCTTAGGGTTCTTGTTAGACCAGTCCTGCCATTCCTGCAAAGTCTTTGCGGCCTCGGTCAGCTTGGCGTCCCGATCGTTCAACATGTTGGTGAGTACACGGTAGTACTCAGCAAACTGGGGCAACTCTTTCTTGGCTAGCTCTGATAGCTGACGCATGTTCAGGAACGACATCAGGTTCTTAGAGCTATTCATGCTTGCGTCGCCAACGAACTGGCGAAGCTTTTCCTTGGTCGCTTCAAAAGACGGCGTGTCTTTGATCATCGTATCCATGGACTTCATGCCTTCAGCAGGCGTGTCGTCAATCTTGTCCACGGCGTTAAACAGATCTTGCTGCTCTTGTGGCGATAGATCCTTACCGGCGTCGGTTAATCCTTCAACGCTACGGCGCATGTATTGGATCTCATCCGTACTTGGATCAAAGGTTCCTACGTTGTAAACGGATTTGATTTGGTTGGGATCAAAAGCCACCCAAGTATCGGCACCATACTCATCGCCACCAAGTCTCTCGGAAAGATTTTTGTCACCCTTAATAACAACCCCGTCATACCCAGAAGCTTTGGCATCATCACGGAATATTTTTGATGACTCCGAACCTCTAACAAACCTTTCAAAAAAATCCTTTGCTGTTATTACAACCGGGTTTTTAATTGACAAATAAACCTGTACTACATTTGCACCCCTGTCAAAAGTGCGCCTCAATGGCCAGTCTTCAAATTTTTCGCCGGCAAAGCTTGTTGCAATACTTGGATCAGTAGAAAAGAATGCGCCCATTTGCGCACTTTTGTTGCCTGTAGACGCCCCCAGTTTGGACATATCAAACTTATTAAGATCGATAGTTGTGCCGTGATAAACCACCAGCGGCTGGCCATTCTCATCGACCACCTTACTATCGCCAAACCAACGCTTGAACTCTGGCGTATCAAACTGGCTCATGGCCGCACGCATGAACAAAGCCATCTGGTCCTTCACACCAAGTGGCTTAGCTTCCACACGGACAGGGGCTATGTCCTTGACACTAGCCGTGACCTTATCCATGTACTGCTTAAAGGTTTCATTAGGCAGGTACTTCTGATTGCGTAGCTTTGCGTAGAAGGACTTGAGCGCATCTGCAAGACGCTTGAAGAACCTCTCTACAACTGTCAGCGGCTTTTCTGATGTCGTTGCCCAGCGTGATACTTGGTCTGCGTACCATTCACCAAAGCTCTTCCAGTAAGGCGTTAGATCCTCAAACTTGGTCTTCTCTCCGACTTGAGTGCCTTTACCAACGCCTCGCGCCCGCATGGACTCGATGTAATCCCTGGCCGATTTGCCTTTGGAGGATTTTAGGAACTTATCAAACTCGTCACGTATGGAACGCTGCGTTGCAAGATCGGCACTCCTAAATGACTCACGTTCATGGATGTGGCCAAACTCATGGGCCAGCGTCTCTAGCATCCGTGTAACTGATGCGTCCTTGGTAAAGGCTATGTAGTAGTTACCATCCGCCATCTTTCGCATGGAACCAAGTTCACCACCAAGCGCGGCAGATCCGATCGTCCGGTGCGGGCCTGTGAACTTTCCACGGTTAGCCGCAACATCCTCAATCGTTGTGACATAAACATTCTGTGGAATCTTGAGAAGCTTCTTCCATCCTGCAATCACACCGGCTAATTGCGGGGAAACGCTTTGCGACACTGCGACACCATCGGCATCAAACTTGATGAATGGTGATTTGTCATGCAGAGCCTGATCCTTCTTCTCAAGCGATTCCTTAGCCGCAACTAACCGGGCCTTTTGTGGTGCATTGATCAGATTGCCTGTGTAGTTCTCTACATCAGTGCGCGAACGGAAAGACCCGTTAGCAACCACATAAACAGGATCGCCGGTTAACAAGGAATGGGCCCGAATGAGCGCAAGATCACCGTCCTGCCAGACCACAACCCCACCTAAATCATTCGCATGGCTCTGTGACGTTTTAGACTGGCCTGCCGTAGCCTTCATCATCGGCTGAGCGCGGCGCTCCTCTAGGTCAGACAGTGCCCGCTCAATCTCTTGTTGATTCTCTTGGAAGTACGCATAAGCCTCATCTGTATCAGGCAACGTACCATCCATCATCTGCTCCGCATAGGAGCGGGGCGTGAAGACTACTGGCTCAGAAACCTCACGTATTAAATAACCGCCTTGAGAGTCTTTCGCAATGATTTCAAAGGTAGCCTTCCATGAAGTTATCTCATCTCTATCTTCCTCTGGGACTTCCTCATTGATGTATTCCTCTGCTGACTGGCGATCAAAAGTTACCCATGCAAGTTCATTTGCAGGTATAGTGGCTAGATCTTTATCAGAAACAATCTCAAGGTCTTCGTTACCAAGCTCTTCTGTTTCATAATTAATAACGTCCTTTGCAGATATTTTTTTATCCATTCCGCTAAGGCTACTTGGTCCGGTTCGGAAAACTGTACGAGTTACAACCTTCCGATCTTCAAACTCTCCGGGAGTTTCGCGAGGTCCAGCAACTCCCTCCTCGCCCTCAGGGACAGCTTGTTCCACTTGTTCAGAAACAACTCTTTCTTTCTCAGCGGACTCAAACTTTTGGGCTCTTCCTTCAGCAGCGGCTTCAGCGGCGGCAAGATTCCTTTTGAATTCATTTTCATATGTCCTTATGATTGACAAAGCCTCATCAAGCTGTAAGCCAATCTGCTTTAGCTCCTGCTTGGTTTCTTCGGTCAGTAAGTCCTTGCTAGCCAACCGGTCCTTGATATGGTTAACACCATCGATTGCAAGCGATGGATCCTGCGATCGGAACTCTGACCGCAGGTTATATGGAAGCCAAGCGTCAAGATCGCCATCGGCAACCATGAGATCAAGACCTTTAAAGCCTTTGCTCTTTTGCTTGCCCGCCAAGAACCTAAACTCAGGATCAGGTGTTGCATCTTTAATGTCTGCGATAGAGATCCTCCCTTTAAGCGCAGTCCATAAACTGCCCTTGCCTTTTTCTATCTCAGCACGTTGTTTAATAAGCTCTTGCTCAATATCAAATGCAGCGGCCACATCCTCTGGCAATGGAGCGGCGCCCACTTCTGGCGGAGGCTCAACAAACTCAGGCGGACCTTCTTCAACAACTTGCTCAGCAGCAACCTGATCAGGCGCAGCTAACTGAAGCACCTCTGCTTGAGGTACAGGGATATTCAAATCACCAGTGGGTTGTACAGACGGCGCAGGTAACGCAGGTGCAGCCTGAGCCTCACGCAAACGCTGCTCAATAGCCGGTGCATTATTGGCATAAAACTGCTGATCTTCTGGCGCCTGACGAGGTACGCCAGCCATAATATCCGCCACAAATTGCTCGAAATATTTCTGGTCAACAGGCGTTTCTGTGAAGGTTTCTGGCGGTACTTGATAGCCAACACTTGAAGGTTGTGGTGTAAGTGCTTGATCTGTAACGATGTCAGGGGTAATCCCGCCAGCTGGCGGGATTTGATACTTTAGTAGGGTGTCGTCAGCAGCAGGCTGTGTAACTTGTGGCTCGGCTACAGCGGCTTGCTGAGCAGGTGCGGGTTGCTCAACAGGCATACCAATACGCTGAATACCACGGCCAGCAGCACCAAGAGCGCCGCCACCAACAGCGCCGGATAGACCTGCTTCGATATACTGTTTGATACGCTCTGGAGAGAATAGATCACCACTGCCACGCACAAAGTCTACGGCTGCGTTGCCAATGACTTCTTGGGCAGCCTCAGTAAGACCTTCCTTGGGTGCAGTCTTGGCGGCTGCAATCGCAAGATCCTTGGCAGCCTCGGTAAAGCCAGCACGCTTGGCGACTTCTTCGCCAGCCTTAAGCTTGCCAAACATACCAAGCTTACTAAGGAAGGCTGATGGTGCCACTAGGTCTAAGAGCGTCTGCCCAATCGCTGCCGTGGCAGCAACACCAGGTCTAAGTTCACCAGTTTCTTCAGCAACCTTGGCAAAGGTTTCAGGAGCATTTAGCGCATAGCCTCCAACACCAGCGCCTCCCAATCCTGCGCGTTGCATAACTTGTGATGCACGAGCTGCGCCAAGAGATTCAGCAGCCGCAGCAGGCAAACCTCTGGCAAGGGCAGCTTCTGTAGCAGCGGTCCCAGCCCTTGCTGCAATACCTCTAGCACCAGCAGCAGCGGCGCCCCCAGGTAACAACATAGCAAGTCCATAAGGTAAGGCCTCCCCAGCACGCTCATAGGCAAAACCCAGAGCAGATAGCGGACCTGTCACATCCTCATAAGACTGGTACATCCTTGGAAGACGCTCTGCACGTTCAGCGTATTCCTGCTTTGCTTCCTCAAGAAGACCTTTTGCGGCTTCGTCTTTGCCAAGAAAAGCAAGCCCCATAGCGGGCAGCTCTTTGGTAATTGAAGTGCCAATATTTTCTAGTGTTCGCTGTACAGGTCGGCCAGCAATTTGGCTAAACGAGTACTCAGGTGCTACCCCCATCTCCATTTGCATACCGCGCAAAATGGCTTGGTAGTCTTCGGGCTTCAGTCCTTCAGGTAACTGTACCCGGCCGCGACCCGGAACATTGAAGATTGGCATTATCGTCCACCTTGACCCATTTGCCTATAACGCTGCACATCGTCAGCAGGTACAACATACGGTGAATATGGAACCCCAAACTTTGATGCGTAACGTCTCAGGACATCATCCTGCTCACGACGCATTTTATCGCCAAGGCTTTCTGTTTTCCTGCCCTGTGCATCAACTGGGCCGGGTTCGCGCCATGTCTTCGGAACACTTCCAAAGATACCGGTGCCACCGAATCCAAGCGTTGTTTCAGCCATCTTGTTGTACTTATCTTCAATGGCTTTGATCTCTGCCTGCACTTGCGGCATGGCATAAACCTCGCGCATTTCTTTGGATAGCTTAAGAGGATCAAGCGGTTTCTCGCCAGCACCCGGCTTTGGCATGGCACGAGCCGCAGCAATCCCAAGTTCAAGAGGCAGCATTGCATCTTGCCTTCTCATCTCTTGAATCCTCAGACTGATTGATTGTTCTTCTCTGGCCGCCTTTTGCGCCGCATCATAATCACCGCGGCGTATCGCATCTTGGTATTTCGCATGGGCCAACTGTGCCTGCAATGAAGCTTGTTGCATCGCACGATTCTCTGCACCCATGGACTTCTTAACATCCTCACCGGCCTGCAAGCCACCGGACAAGCCAGCCAAGAAGTTACGGTCCTTGCTTCCCATCATAGCCAAAGCTATCTGGCGGTTAGCCGCTTTCTGAATGTCTTGTTGACTAGGCTGTTGACCATAAAACTTCTTTAATTGGTCCATGATTGGAGAGATTTCGTCAGTGAATCTCCCTTGCTTTTCCTTGTAAATCTGTTCTGCTCGTCCGGCTGTTTCGTATGGCTCAGCAACTTGAGTTGGCTGAATACCAAGCTTTTTACGTAGCATCTCACCTTGGCTAAGAATTGCTTCAATACCCATAGGAGCCTGAGCGGCAGGGGCTTGCTGCGGTGCAATAACTTGTTGCGGCGCAGTAACTTGCTGTCTTTGTTGGGGCTGTGCCGGCTGTGCAGCTGGTTGGGCGGGCTTAGGCGTAGCTTCTTTCACGCGTTGCTGGATCGTAGACTCAGGATAGCCCGCCGCACGTAATTCTGCTGCTGTAGCCATGACACGCTGGCCATTGATGATGGCAGGGACGCGGACCTCTTTCTCTTCCTCGACCACCGGATCACCACCAAACTCCATACCAACACCACCACCAGGATAGAATGCAACAGGACCACCGCCGGCCATGCGCTGCTCAGGCATTAACCCAGCAAGTCCTGCTTGTGGCATTTCTTGTTGCGACGGAGCCATTTGCATAGGCTGCTGCTCTTGCGGAGCATTCATACCAGGCGGCATCATGGGCATACTTGGCGCCATGGACTCAGCCAGCTGAGCAATAACAGGCTTGTTAGGCTTCTGCGCTCTCTGGCTGTAACGCTTACGCATATCCTCCCGGCGAGCCATTTCTGCCGCGGCAAAGATCGCTAGCTTAGGGTCTTGTGCGTACTTAGGCAGCACCTGATCAGGTACTGCCTTAAACATCTCCATGGCCTCAAGGATATTGACATCCCCGCCAAGGCCGGTATTTGCTTGTGCTTGCATTTCTTAGCCCCCGTACAAGAGACGTGCTAATCCTAACCCTTGGGTTAGTGGATTACCAGAAGACTGATAAGCAGACTGTGTGGCATAACCTGGCAAGCCAAAGATGATGTTCCTGTAACGCTCTGCCTGCTGAGCCGGATAATCCCGCTGCTGCTGGAACTCTTGATACATGGCATCCAAATCGCGCTGACGGCGTGCTTCATCCGTAAGCCCAAGCTGCTGCAAGGTCTGGGCTTTTTGCATTTGATTGGCTAAGTCTTGCTGATACAACTGGCCAGCCTTGTCATAGGCCGCAGCCGACCCCTGCATCTGAATGTTAGATAGCTGAGATCCAAGATTACGCATGAGATCTGATTCAACAATCGCCTGACGCGAGCCACCAAACGCACCGCGCTGGCCGGCTTGTGCTTTCAGGTTTTGCAACCCTGTAGTGTAATCACGCACCGCGGCAGCCTTGGCTACATCCGTAACGCCTTGCTGATACGGATTCATGTAAGCCTGCATGACGCCCATCTTCTGGCCGCCAACGTCAATCTGACCAAGCAGACCCGGCGAAGAGGCAGCTTGCTGAGCAGCTTCAACACCTTGCTGGTACAAAGGCGCCGTCTCAGCATATCGCTGCTGAGAGTAAGGCGTGTAGGGGGTATACGCAATCTGCTGCCCCATGCGGAACACATCAGATATGTACGGGAGTTGGAACTCCGGGGGCATTTGCGTGACTGTTTGCGACGGGCCGCCCATACTCATTTGGACACCTCTTCCATCAAAGTTACTGTTTTCAATCGTTGCGGGTATATCTTCTGCCAGCCCGGACGCCCTTGCAACATGATGGCATCACAGTCTGCTTGCTTGGCGAACAATCGTATGTACGTCACGATATGCTGAATCTCATCTAAATTGCCCCCTGCAAGCCACACATTACAAAGCCTTTTGCGTGGGTACTGCTTAATCTCTGTTACTAGCGCACATTCCTTACCGGGCCAAAACTGCGCCTGCCCTTGCTGTATTGCTTCTAACACATCCTCTAGGGAAAACAAATTGCCGGCTTGGTCCAAGGCCGCTTGGATCCATGCGCTGCAACGCTCCCATTCATTCATGCAGGCATAGCCTTATCTGTCTTGACTGCCGGAGGCTGCTTGCTTGTTCCATGCCTCGCCTTACGGATCTTCTTCATCATGTCGTAGAGCTTCTGCGCCCCAGCATTCGATGAGCCATTACCAAGATCGGATACCACATCAGCAGGTACAACAAACTCACCGCGGGCTAACCTGGCAGGCTGAGTCTTACCACCGCCATGGTCAATCTGTGCTGTGATGCTGTCAGACATTCCGTCGCCCGGACCTTCTAGGTATCTTCCGGCTGCTGCGTATACATCACCGCCTTCGTTATAACCAACAAAGATGTCATCTACAGAGCCGCCCGATGCGCCACCTTGAACAGGCGCAGAAGCATTCTGGCCATATACCGTATTTAACAGGCCCGACATGTCAGAAGCTTGATTAGATTGAGTTTTATAAACTATTGGTGCTTCAGCGTTATACGTTTTTTGGTACCAATCCTTATAGGCCTGATCTTGTGCTCCCCCGTAAGAACCGGATGATACAGGGCCAAAGTACGGCGAATCGTACATATCCATCGTACCTATACCCCCTTCATTTGCCTTTAGAAAGTCTTGATATTCAGAAGAGCTTCTAAAAGCTTGTATTGGGTCAGATGGTGAAGTTTTCGGCGTTGTTACTAATTTATTTCCGCTATTTACAGTGTCATTCCCTGACCCGCCTGTTAAAGTGCTATTACCACCAGAAACCGTGTCGTTACCACTTGCACCGGTTACCGTGCTTGCACCTTGGAAGGTTATGGGTGTAATTGTCATTGGCTTATACAAAGAAGCTAATCCTGCCTCATACCCTGCTCGCCCTTGTGCAATCTGCTCAGGCGTTGGACCATATCTTTTTGCCGCCTCTGTTGGATCAAACTGAAATGGATTTGGGTTGAAGAACAGGGGCATACCCTTCATGGGCGTGTAAATGTTCTGGCCAGACGCGGACTTTTGTGGCGCTGGTTGAGGAGGGAACATGGGCGCAGTAAGCGCACGGTTATACACAGGAGCAGCTTTGTATTCGGGTTGTTTGACTGCTGGTGCCTGCTGACGGGTAAGTGCGGATGCTAATGCGCCCAGACCCAAGGCAAGGCCGGCACCCATCCCGTTTGAGCCTTGCGTGCCAAGAAGAGCCCTTCCCAGCTGATTCCAGAAATTATTGGTACTTGAAGACCCTGTGCTTAAAGCATTACCCAGATCATCCACGCCGGAAACAGGACTCCAAGTCCAATCGTAATTGGAACCCGCCCCGCTGTAGATGTCGTTTTCCATATCGTCTGAGCCGCTAGACGAACTACCGCTTACACCATAAAGATCTTCTGCTGACATGGCTTACTCCGCTAAGTAGCCCATTTTATTGGGTTAAGTCATAGAAGGAAATGGACCCGACACCATCTCCTTTAGTTGCACCAGATACAGTCCTTACACCTAGCGTATAAGTATCACTTGTGCCTGAGATGGTTGCACCAAGTTGTAAGTCCCAGTTATAGCCCGTAGCCGTGGAGGTATTAACCGTACCGCCACTGCCTGTTGATGTGACGTAATCAGTTTGAACAATGGTCCCACCGCTCATCGCTGTAGCGGCAACATCATAATCAACATTGGAATCAGACGGCACAGTCGCCGCCCAAGTTGCTCCAGTAAGCGTGGTGTTTTTTATTAACGCCACTTCATAGTTCTGGCTGGTTAGTGGCAGAAACTGTGTACGGTTGGGTAACACCACTGCCCCAGTGCGTCCTGAAGCAAGACGGATGGACACAATAGGATAAAACGCTGCTGTATCAATATTAGTAAACGATGTGGTGCGCCTTGCTACATGATCAATAGAGGTCTGTTCAAACCCACCCTCAGAAACAACCGAGCAGCAAATAGACTTCATGCTGGCCGCAACGGCTGATGTAGCCGTGCTGATCTCATACCTAACCGGCAAAATGGCCGTGGTCATATAAACATTGGAGATGTCGTTTGCATTGTTAAATGTATGGCAAACGATGTACTGGCCATTAATAATGAACCCACACCGAATTGACCCAACACCGAGCCACTCAAAATCCATCCAGAGAATCTGCGCCTTACTTGGGTCAAGCGTAAACCCCGAAGGCCCAGAACCATCTAACTTGTCACCATTCCAATTAGCTTGGTTTACGGTCCTTGCATCAGATGCCGTACCTGTAACGTAAGACCGTAATACAAATGAATAGGTTCCATCCACTCGTTGGAAGAACACGCCGTTTTGGTCGTTGTAGTAACCAACCCGCTGCGTTAGATTTAAGCTCTGGCTACTATTCATCACAAAGGTTGCAAGCACCAGCAAGCCTTTTCCTGGCTGGTACGGGAAGGACCGATAAGACTGACGGGTAACCGAACCTACACCAGCACCTGTAACTTCCATCTTGACAGCCGCTTCATTGGGCAGGAAAGAGGTTGTCCCTGTACCCGTGGTTGATACATCAAACTGGTTGTCAGCAGCGTATCTATTCTGGCTATCAAAAAGGGTATAAGGTTGGCTTACCCGTTGGCGACCAAACGCATCAAAGTATGTCCCTGGGAAGGTGACTGGTAATGTGTTATCGGTTGCCATAAGCAGTGATAAATAGTTGTTTAAACGGTTAAAGTACAGACGAAGGACGTTGTTTAACTGCTCCTGATACTGCGGATTCCATTGTTGAGGCGCGTAAGGAAGATTTGGCGCCGCAATCTTGGTAAGCTGATAATCAGACGTAACAACATAAGTCATGCACCACTCCCTGTGGCTCGGCCATCCGGCCTAATGTCGAGTCGCGGTGCTCCAAGTTGCCATGCACTACCAAGGTCGGTTGACTCAACTTTGAGAATCAATTGACGCCCCCTCACCCTTGTGTAGACCTGGCCAGTGAACTGTTCAATTGTGGTTGTTGATGTCCTTGTTACCGCGGCAGAGCTTGAACCACCAAGAGACTGAGGGTTGTTGTAGCCTGACCCAGAGTTCATCATGGGTATGAGCGTCATAGTTACGCTTGGATTTGGGTTGGTATTGCTAGTGCCGCTAAATGTAATATCGGGCAAGACACGCCAAACAAACCCAATATTATGGCCATCCTGAATATCAAACTCGGCTGACTCGATATAAGCATTGATAGCCTGTGGGATGCCGCTTACGTTGTCATCATTTCCTGTTTCATGGTTTACAAGGTTGTTGCTATAAGTTGCGGCCACAGGAAACTCACGCAAACCAGCATCTATCCACGCAGTTCTGGCCATGGTCCCGTAATACCAGATTCTTTCGAGATAGTTGTAGACTACGTAACGGTCTATTGAGCTACTGCTTGACGAAGCGTAAAACCACCAGACCTCATTAAAACCTTCATTAGTTCCTGAGAAGTACTGAAGATATTGAGTTGAGTTTATATCTTGATAAATGTACTTACGCAGATCGCATTGCAAGGTTTGGACCCGTCCGTCATACATGTAAAACTTATCAACGCCCATCCAAAAAGCTATGCCTGTCGCAACCGATGCGGCGTTTGGACTAACGATTGAGATGTTGTCTGATAGTAGTTGCGCTCCCCATATCAACGGCGCTCCAAGGTATTGCAACGAATATAGTGCAGTATCTGTCCAAACAAGAATCTCTTGCCTGGTCTGTGCGGCGGCTATGATCTTAGACCCATGAGAAAGCCTCAAAGAGCCAGCTTGGTTTGCTGCGGTAGGTGCCCAATCTGTCAACGACTCCTGATCTGCCCAACGTATGAGCATGGGATCTTGATCTGTATTGCCAACATCGTTTGTTCCAAGGCAAAACACAAATCGGTAAACATCTGATACAAATACTAAATTTTGTATTACCGGAGGATCCGTTGCCCCTGGAAGCGTTGTTATATTGACGCCTCTCGAAGAAAGACCTCCTGTTGCGTCCCAGTAATACACACCGCCACCGCGTGGGCCAAATACAAGATCTTCGCCAAAGTTCATGGCCGACCACAATCTCAATGCGTCTGGAACAAAAACACCAACGCCGCCCCAGCTACCGTCGCCCCAATTACCTGCCCCCCATCCAACTTGAGCAACCTGTTCGGCTGGTCCAATCGTTATTTCATAAGCCGCACGAACCGAAGACCCCCCACCTGACGTAGTGCTTGACGCAGCAGATGATGCTGTGATTGTGAACGCATTTGCCGTCGTAACGGTCATTGAATAATTGCCATTCAGGTCCAGGCCGGCGACAGTTGTTGCTCCTGAAAAGGTCACATAATCGCCTGTCTGGCCGCCATGTGCGGTGGCCGTAACGGTTACTACGGATGAGCCGCTTGTTGTTGCAAAAGGGTTTGCGCCAAGCAGCACCGCACTAATATAGTAATCAGCAGTAACTGTCCCGCCGCCCGTTGCTGAACTGGAGGCATTGGTCGTTACGGTTATTACATAGGTATTAGCATCCGTGATTGATGTAATAGCATGTCTAGTATTAATCTCTGTTGCTGGTATACCGCCTACCGCAACAGCATTGCTGAAATAAACAAGATCCCCAGCTGCGGCACCATGAGCAGTGTCACTGACCGAGATAGTGTTTGCGCCACTCGTTGTTGTGAATGGGTTGGTTAAGGTAGCCGTATACTCATAGGTACGAAGAGGCGTGATGTCGTTATAAGCACCACCGCTTTCAATGTAATACTTGGCACTAGTGCCGCAACCCATCAGATTGTTAGCAGTAAGCGTTACCCAGTTCCATAATGAGCGGCATGTACCAAGGAACGTATTGGACGAAATCCTAGCCCAGCCGCCTATCTTCTCAGGAGTGCCCTGGCGAAAACGTACCTTGTCTGATACAAACCAACCGTTCTCGTTTGTATATCGAGTATTTTCACGGTTCACGCCGGGTCGGTTAAGGATCTTGGTAAGCGGCATTACTCACCTCATTAAGGCAGCTTCAGCAGCGCGACGGCGCGTGAGGCCAGGAAGGATTCGACCCGCGGCTTTATTCCACAGCATACATTGGTCGGCTGCACCATCCCAATCCCCCGCATTAATACGTTTCTTAAACGTGGAAATCTGATAATTCCTTGGGCCTAGATTGTAAACCCAGCTAATCACTGCGGCAATGCGCCTTGGTAGCGCGGTTTGGATGGTAGGGGACTGTTTAATCAGCTCTCGCCAAAAATACTCCACATGATGGTCTAGCGCATCCTCGCACTGCTGCATCGTCCAAATTGTGCCGGGATTAATGTCAGGGCCGGTGGCTCCCCAACCGATTGTCCAAGGATGCCCACGGGTTCCGGGGTCGGGGTAGGCTTGAACTCGTCCGTCAGGCAAACGCTTTGCTAGCCCTTCAAAAGGCTTGATCAATACATCCTTGCAAAGCTTCTTGGCTTCATTCACCGGATTTCTCAGCAATCAGTCGGTTAACGTGTTCCCACAGCGCATGAATCTGCCTATCATGATCCTTCTCTAAATAATCAAGTCGTGTCTTAATGGTCACGGCATAGACAGCCACGCCAACAAGCGCAACCCCCAAGAACCAAACTCTCGCAAGCGAGTCGATTAAGGCTTCCATGATTAAGCACTTTTGTTGTACTTCTCTATAGACCGTCCTACAAACCAGAACGTTAACATCATGTTTAGCATGGCGAAGTCATCCTCGTCATAGCTCTTAGTTAGAACTTCAGCCCAGTTAGCGTTGGTCTGGAAGGCAATCGTCAGGCCAGCAGCTTTGACAGCAACGTATACGCCAAATGCAATCCAAGTAAGACCGGGGCGGGTAACAGCAGTGATAAAGCTAGCGAACCAGCCAGCCTCTTTTGCGGTCTGGGCCTGTTCTTTAAATGCCTCTTTAATCGTGTCCATCTGCTGGATAGAGTAGTCAACATACTTCTCCTCCATCTTGAACTCGCCCCGCATCTTCTCCAGATCGGTCTGGAGCTGGAACATGGATAGCTCGTGCTGGCGCTCGTTCTTTTTATCTAAGAACTTGAGGACTTCAGGGGCAAGGCGGAAGATGCCGCCAAAGATGGAGCCGAGCAAACCACCGCCAAGTAGCTCAAACATTACTTCCTCCCCATCTTTTCACGTTCTTCAAGCAGCCTGACTTTGACTTGAAGTTCGTTGATGTGTTGCATCAGTTGCTCTTTCTGCAAAGCACGCCTCTCGGCTGATATAGGCGAATCAGTCGGCACACCCTCTTTGGTAATGAGGGCAGGCATAGCACCTTCAATCTTGGTAAGCCGCGTGGAGAAGTCAGCTACTTGTTGTAACAACCACGCTAATGATGCAACGATGACAGGGATGACCGCCTTAAGGACATCGCTCCAATTCATACAGCCACCTTTCTAATAGCTCTTGCAATCAAAGATTGCGTCTTGGAGTTATTAAATTGACTGCCATCAAGAAAGTCGATTCGTGTGGCAGTCGTTAAGCCAGCGCCAGGATTGGTTGACGTCCAAGTTCTTAGATTGGTCGCAAACGCTTCCGACCCACCCGACTGAAATGCAGAAACACTAGTCTGCGCCGGAGTTCCTGTCGTGTAGTTAGAGCCTCTAGCAGGTACTGAATATGGGTTAGAGCCGTTCGTTGTAACGTTTGACTGTGTTGTTGGCTTGAGATTGTAGTAACAAATCTCTAGCTCATAAAGAGCAGGCAAATACCAATCCGAGTAACCATTGATTGTTAGCGCAGCACACCATTGAGCGGCAGGGTAAGTCGCCGAGTCCAGTTCTGCCGTGTTAGTAGCTCCGTCATAGGTAGATAAGCCCAAAGAATCAGAGGTAGCAGAAGTCTTGTAGTTGACGCCACCGTTTTGCCCAGAGGCTTTAGGGGATACAAGCAAGTAATAAGTATTGCCGCCGAATGATATTTGACCAGCGTAATACCCTCCTTGCCAGAACTCACCTATTGTCGTTGGACCTTGCGTTCTTGTACCAATACCAAACGATCCAAATCCTTGGGCAGAGGCACTACCTAATGATTGGATAACCGGCATTATGCAAACCTAGTTTGAGAAGCCAAGACCGTAAACGTAGCCGATCCTGTCTTAATGATGGAGTAGGAATACACATCAATCGAACTAGCATTACCAGCAGAAGGAGCAGTACCACCTAACCACTTAGGAATCACTACCGAATTATCAACTCGTACCTCAGAGTTGTAGTAAGCAGGGCTTCCATTAGTCACTAGAAAGGCACAGGTTAAGACTTCGCCTGTAGCCATTGCAGTATTCAGTGAAGTGCCAGAAGAGGCTCTAAAGTTGACTGTGAAGTTCCCAGAGGCATTCGTTGTGTAGTACAGGACACCTTGGGTTGTTGTGTCGAAGTTGATCGTACCTGTTGCTGCTGTTGCTGAGACTGTGATGGTCTCAACCACACCCTGTAGCTTTGCACCGATCTGAGATGAGGTGGATGCTAGTGCTAACTGTTTAGCAAAGGTTGCAGCCTGTAAGGATGAGATAGTAAGTGCTGTTGTACCTGCTGTCCTGATCTCAAGAACGTCTGTGTTGTCAGACGTAATCGAGGTTCCAGCAGTAGCAGCATTAAGGACGTTAGCCATTAGATCACCTGTGCTGTTGTCAGGTTAGTGATTTGTGAAGATGTGAAGCTGTCTAGTTGTATGGTTGTTAGGGCTTCGATAATAGGTAGCTCAATATTGCCCCATGCGCTTTCTACCCAAGCCTTATCTGCATGGTTCCAGTTCCACTGATAGCCTGCTCTGTCTTGTGGCTTAGGGTCTCTTACGATCCATTCCCAGTTTAGCCATACAAGTTCTTTGCCAGCAGGAACGTCTGTAGGAGGTTCTGGCGCATGTTGCCAGCCTTCCGTACCATCTGTTTCAGTGCTTGGGATAGACCCGTTCTTTGTCCAGTATTGCATGGTTAGCCTCACAGTGTTGGGAAGGCTGCTGTTGGTGCAGTGAAGTTGGCTGTGTAGCGAGCGTAGCCTTTGGTAATGCGAAGGTCTTGGATGTATCCTGTAAACGGATAATTTCTATCCGCTGCTAAAGCATTGGCAATGATTAAGTAACCATCAGACATATTTGCAGAATTGGTAACGGTTGAACTTATTTGAATTCCATTAACAAACACCCTGAAGTTTGTTCCACTTCTTGTAATCGCTAAATGTTGCCATGTGCTCGTTGTTAAACAGGACGTTGCTGTAAAAATAGTGGTGCCAGACGATGTATAAATTGTAATACCTGTTCCACTAGTTATAAAAACACCAAAACCGCCTGTACCAAAACCGTTTCTTGTGTCAAATAAACAAGCATTTGCTGGCGTTGCACCAATATATACCCAACCTTCAATAGTAAAATCTCCTGTATTGAAAGCGTAAAGAGTGGATGCTGGAGATAACAACCAATCCCCCGTCCCATCAAAGTACATACTACTACCACCCCACTTGCTCTGTGTCGTACTTATCTGAGCATTCCCCACCGTCTCCAAGTCATTCTTACTTGTAGCATCGTAGATACCAGCGTTGGTGAAGTTGAGTAGTAGGGATGTGTTGGTGATGGCGGTGAGTGGTGCGGTTGGTGGGGTAAAGGCAGAAGTGTAAACAGCAGTGCCTTTGACTACACGAAGATCAGCAAGGTAACCGTTAAAGTATGCCGTCCCAGTTGTATAGATTCTTCCAATTCTGTAACCACCAGCGGTTCCATTAGTCATTGTTCCTGTGTAAGTCGCTGTCCCTACGCTAACACCGTTTATGTACATAACAACATTGTTAGATCCTGTCCCTAATCTAACAAGAGCAAAATGATACCAAGTGTTAGTTGCTATTGTACTGCTTGATGTAATAGTGAAATTAGCAGATCCACCACTAGTATATGAAGCAGCTACAATATTATTGCCAGCGCTTATTTGAATGCCAAGTTCATAGTTGCTACTGTTTTGAAAATATAATGCTGCTTGCGTTGACGCTGCTTGCGAATAAAGCCAAAACTCAACTGTAAAGTCACCTGTTCCTAAATGTAATGCAGCGCTATCAGGGGTTTCTAAATAATCCCCACTACCATCAAAATACCCACTCCCACCATAGGTAGCAGCAGACCACGATGCAGAGGGATTGAATGGGGAGAAGGCGACTACTCTGGTATCACCGTTTCTGGTGATGGTGAAGTTGTTGCCGCTTGTGTCTATGAAGCGGTTGGATTGGCATGTGAGGAGGGAAGTGCCTGATATTGCTGTTAGTGGGGAAGTTGGGACTGTAATGCTGGTTTGCGTTGGATCGTAAACTGCTGTGCCTTTGACTAATCGCAATCCAGACAAGTAACCGTCTAAATAATTAGTGCCTATATCGTTGACACCAATTAACAAACCATTCTGGGCGAAACTAGTGCTGTTAGTTGTTGTTCCGCCGCTCGTTCTTGACCCGTTTATCCATAAAGATAGTGTTGTACCGCTTCTTGCGACAGCAATGTGTGTCCATGCGTAAGCAGGAACTGTTGCCGACGATGTAATTAAATTTGCAACACCAAACTGACGGATAACAACAGCGTTGCTGATTATTTGCACCACAAAAGCATCGGTTACATTCCCTGTGTACAGAACATCGTCACTAGTTGTTGTTCTATAAACCCATGCTTCCCAAGTAAAGTCTGATGGGGTTGCAAATGCAGCGTTGCTTGCTACACTCAAATAATCCCCAGTACCGTCAAAATAATTCCCCCACCCAGTCTGTGAGAACGGGCTAAACGTACCCTGTGTCGTGTTGCCGTTGCGGGTAATGGGGAAACCATCGGATGTGATGGTTGTACTAACAACTGTTTGGGATTGGCTAACTGTGTAGGTTCCGATTCCCCCTGTTCCAGTACCAAGTGCGGTAATAGTTGTGTTAGCTGTTACACCAGAACCGGTAATCAAACAACCAACGTAAATGGTTCCTGACGTTACAGCCGTAACCGTCATTGTTGTGCCGGAAATGCTAGCCGTAAACACCGCATCGCCAGCAGTTCCGCTATCTAAAAATAGATTGTTCTGCGCTCCGTTAGTTCCGTTGCCAGGAAGCAATAGCGTGGTGTATTCGAAATAAGGATCAGTCGTTACCGGAGGCGCTGCTCCACCGGAGAACGCCGCAGCAATCATCGCTGTTAAGTTACCAGCCATTAGGTTACTCCCGCACCAGAAACATACCAAGTATCAGTTGCTGTTTTCAGGCATGTTGCTAAACCTTTTGTAGCTACTGTTCTGTTGCCTGTTGCTCCGTTAGCTAACTGGAACGTAACACCAGCACCAGAGATCGTAAGGTTGCCTGAGTTGTCATTCACTACCAGAATCGTTGTACCTACAGGGAACGCTACAGAGGCATTTGTAGGCACTGTCAGCGTGGCTGTAGAACCGCCTGTGAAGATCACATGCTTACCAGAGTCTGTAAGTACCAACGTATAAGCAGAAGCGCCACCAGAGGTCTGTGGTGCAGTCCTAAAGCCTACAGAGTTAGTACCGTCTACCGTACAGTTGCTGAGTGTTCCTGATGTCGGTGTGCCTAAGATCGGTGTTACTAAGGTAGGTGTATTAGCGAATACGTTAGCACCAGTACCTGTCTCATCCGTTAGCGCAGCAGCCAAGTTAGCAGACGAAGGTGTTGCTAAGAATGTAGCTACGTTAGCAGCTAATCCTGAGATACCTGTGCTTACTGGTAAGCCTGTACAGTTTGTTAACGTACCTGACGATGGTGTACCTAACGCACCGCCGGAGGTTAGTCCAGTAGCAAACGATAAGTTACCTGAACCGTCTGTAGACAGAAACTGTCCAGCAGTACCATCTGTTCCTGGTAGCGTAAACGTCTGGTTAGATGAGGTGTTTGCAGATTGGACGGTTGTAGTCCCCGTTCCAGATGCGTTACCCTGAAGTTTGATTTTGCTCATAGCTTATCCTAAGACCATCCAAGATTGACCATCTGGAACCGTTACAGCATACCCCGCCGCAACAGTCACCGGACTGACCGACAAACCGTTGGTATTGCTCGTTAATGTCACGTTAGAAGAAATAAGTATCTGCGATTCTAAGATAGGCCCGCCTGCTCCACCACCTGTTGCAGACAGAGTTCCAGCAGAGTAACTAAGCCCAGACCCTACGGTTACGTTACTGAATCCACCTGAACCATCGCTACCTAGTAACTGAGATGAAGTACCTGTTGTTGCTGGAGCGTAATCCGTTCCTGATGTCGCAGTTGTAAAACCAGAACCGTTACCTTTTAGGATGCCATTCAGGCTTGTTGTTACGGCTAATGTTCCTGTACTCGTAACAGGAGAATTAGAAACCGTAAATCCAGAAGGCATTGATAAGCCAACTGAAGTAACGCCACCAGAAACAGCAGCCCAAGTAAACGCAGTACCGTTCCACTGTAGGTAAGTTGATGAGGTTGTTGGAGCATCAATAAACGATGTAGCGCCAACGCCCGTTTGGTACGGGATTTTGTTAGCAGAACCACCAGAAATGTTCTGTGCACCTGTCGCAACCGTCGCCGACGCAGAGCTTCCGGTAACTGAAATCGGCCAAGTACCGCTTGCGTTTGTGCCCGTTGTCGATGGCGCTCCTATTGTGTTGTAGCTGATCGTTCTTGCTACAGAACCATCAAAGGTCGTTCCAGAAGCAGCGCCAGAACCAGAGTTATTAAAGGTTGCAGCATTGGTTGTTGTTCCGCCACTGGAATATTGAGGAATATTAAGAGTGCTTCCTACCAGTGTTGCAGCACCTGAAGTACCTGTGGTGGTAAGGGTAATGGGCGACTGATAGTCTGTGCCTGCCGTTGCAGCAGCGATAACGCCAGAAGTTGCTTTCAGCAAACCAGTCGTTGTAGCAGCTTTAATTAACTTACCAGTGGTGCTATCAAACAGCGCAATCTGGCTATCCGTTGCTGAAGCTGGGCCAGTAACATCTCCAGATCCAGAAGGCGTATCCCACGCAAAAGCAGAACCATTCCACTTAAGGTAAGTGCCTGAAGTAACCGGCGCAGTAACAAAGGATGTAGCGCTTGAACCTGTCTGGTAAACAATACGATTAGTACCACCACCTGATATGGCAGCCGCATAACCAGCAGAACCTGAAATATCAATCGACCAGGTTCCAGTTGCGCCAGTACCTGTCGTACTTGGAGCGCCGACTGTGTTGTAACTAATTGTCCTGGCTACTGACCCGTCGAACGTAGTACCTGATGCTGCGCCTGAACCTGAATTGTTCATGGTCAAAGCATTGGTCGTCGTTCCTCCGCCAGCAGCGGCCCATGCAAAAGTAGTTCCATTCCACGAAAGGTAGGTGGAACCTGTTGTTGGAGCGGTAATAAATGACGTTGCGCCTGAACCAGTCTGGTAAGCAATCTGATTGGCAGCACCGCTTGCCAGATTAGTTGCTGTCGTAGCAGCATTGGCACTGCCAGAGATGCTGATACTCCATGTACCTGAAGCGCCCGAACCAGACGTCGGTACAAATGCTCCAGCAGAACCTACGTTGACTGCCAGTGCTGTCGCAACACCTGTGCCTAATCCGCTTACGCCTGTCGAAATAGGAAGGTTAGTACAGAAAGTAAGGGTACCGCTACTAGGTGTTCCTAATGCACCACCAGGAACAATATAGTCGGTGCCAGCGGTAGCAGCGCTGATAACACCGCTAGATGCTTTGATTAAACCTGTGGTAGTTGCGGCTTTAAGAAGCTTTCCTGTCGTGCCATCAAAAAGTGTTATCTGACCGTCCACCGAGGATGATGGTCCAACCACATCACCGGTACCTCCTGCCGAAGCGTATTCCAGTGCTGTTCCGCCAGAATTTACTCGCAGAACTTGCAAGGCAGAACCAATACTAGATAACCCTGTCCCGCCGTTGCCGGTTTGCAATGTCCCGGTTACGCCCGTTGTTAAAGGTAATCCATTTGCGTTAGTAAGTGTTACTGATGTCGGAGTTCCAAGGATAGGCGTAACAAGCGTAGGGCTTGTAGCAAAAACAAGCGATCCCGTGCCCGTCTCATCTGAAATAACACCACGCAACTCAGCCGATGTCGTTGATGCAAAGGCCGATAGTTTGTCTGATGTATAGGCAACCGTCCCGCCAGCACCAAACGCCATCGTTGAACCATCTGTACCAGACAAAGTAACTGTATTGCTTGCAGTAAATGTCTTGCCATCAGCCACCGTCAACGTAGAGCCAGTGGCAGGAGATGTGATCGTTACTTTGTTGTACTTACCGCCTGTTATATCGCCCGTAGAGTCAGCAATCGTAACCGCAGAGTTTTGTATAAGCTGACCAGTCGATCCGTCAAATCTTGCTACCGCATTATCAGTACTTAATGTAGGCCCAGCAACAGCCCCAATTACATAGTCAGAGCCATCCCAATAAACAACAGCTGTAACACCTGTTGGAATGGTTACCCCAGTGGTGGATCCCGACTTAAAAACAATCGAATTATTAGAACCGTTTTTAACGACGTACCAGTTTCTGCTCGTTGACCCGCCTGGCGCAACAACATTTCGGCTTGCGCCCGGTGTTCCTGTGATTAGTAAAACAGCATATCGCGCTTGATTGCTTGCAGATCCATCGCCATTTGATAACGTAACGCTAGCAGATGTAACGTCAATCGTTATTGAACCGCCTATAGCCACATCAACAGGTGATGTGAGGGAGTTGTTAATAGTTGTACCCCAAGTGCCATCCTCTGTACCATTTACAGGCTGAGCCAGCTTTAATAGGGTTGTGTAATTAATCATAACCGCCTCACGAAGACGTGGGAATTGTGGTCCACGTTGTAGTTGCACCAGGTGTAATAGGCGCCCATGTCGTTGTTACGCCCGGGGTAATTGGTGTCCACATTCAAGCAATCCTTAATACTGCATTTGTAGCATCTGCCGGAGGAAATGTAATAACAAGATCTTGTCCTGACTTGCTGATATTTACACCAAAATTCAGCACAGCAACAGAGGCATTTCCATTGGTTGAGTTGTAAATTAAGGCACCGTTTGTGGTCAACGTCACGTTACTGAATGTTGCTGTTTGGAAAGACCAATAAGCAGTAGTTCCTTGAAAGCTTGGCGTGATGTTTGTGAGGACAATCCCTCCAGCGGAATAATTGGTTCCACTGACTTCACCTGCCGTCGTGTAAGCAGTCGTTGAGGCACCGAGATCCGCGTTGGCGGTGTATAGGGCCAGCTTAAAGACATCGCCCGTTCCCGTGGTGAAGTTATGAAGACCCTGCGCCAGTTCAACCTTGAAGCTTGTCGTCAGGGTTTGAATGATCGCCATTACACCACCTTATCCCGCACTTGGCCAGTCCTGTACGCATCCTGGCGCTCCAGTCCGTCACCAAGTCGTTTGGCAAGAACCAATGCTTCTTTGTACCTGCTATTTACAAGGTTCACCATATCAGGCTCACCCTTCAGGAAGGTATAGGCCTCAATTAAACAGCCGTACAAAAGAACCGTATCGAAGTTATCACCAAGCCAGGTGGTTGTTGTACTGACATCGCCTAAGCCAATTGATGACGGATAGTAAAAGTAATGCAACTCTACCGAATAGGCGTAGTTGGGCGTTGGCCCCAACATAAATACAAGCTCTTTTGTATTCGTTGGATAGTCTGGGCCAAACAAAGCATAACAATATGGCCTGCCAGTATTTCCAGTCCCGGTTGGTATCGGAAATGACTCACGTATAAAGTTCACATCTTTGTTAAGCAGATAATGATAGGCACCATCTGTATCAATTACTGCAAACGAGTATGGCGCAAGAAAGTCATCCGGCGCCTGTAAATAACGATTGTTTAAGACGCAAACAGATGTTACGTTTTTACGTAATGAAGGGAACTGAACGGTGTTAAAGATACGCTGTTCAGCCTGCTGAGCAAACGTCTGAAGCGTCGCCGTCTCAAACGTCGTCTCACAGAAATCTTGAATCGCGGTCTTTAATTCTCCCCAATTCATACGGGCTCCTTAAGCCATTGGGCCTCGGCACATAACACCCTTGGTTGCTGCCCCTGCGCCACGCATTTTAATACCAGTCGTCTTGACTTGGCTATTAGGATTGATGGCCACACCATGTGTGGGCTGCCAATCCTTATCCATGTTGTATGGCATTTGCTTGCCTGGATTAGGCGATGCAACAACCTTGGCGCCAGTCATCGTATGCGGCTCTGCGTAAACAGACGCCGGACCGACTTCCTTTCCGCCCTGATTCATGGAATATTTGGCCATTACTTGCTCCTTTGGTTGGCAACCCTTGCAAGGTTGCGACCCATCTTTTTCATCATCTCTGATGTAGGGCCACCCTTACGCAATTTGGTTAGTGGCTTGCCTGGGTGCATGGCCTTCTCATGCTTATGCACAGCAGCCGCTGCCGTCTTTTTGTCCTGCTTAATGTCGTCCTTCATGTCAGCTCCTATGATGCTGTGACACTGTTCAACAATGCTTGACCCACAAGGTGATTAGGGGTCATGCCGGAATCGTATGATCTTGCACCGCCAACAGGGTTGAAGCCCCATTCAATAACTCGGCTTCCTTCAGATGGAACCCCCGTGTAAAGCGGGCTTGTTCCTACCGTGTTGTTCGTCTGCATCCCGTTGTAACCTGACTGGTAATACGAATTGGAATCGGGACGAGGATTCCGTACGGCCTGAGGATCGTCCACGGGCCACATGCCTAGCTGCAATTGCGGCTGGTCAGGCTCCCAGCAAGTCGGACATACCAGTATATTGACATTTTTTGTCTT